AACACCAATATTTGATGTCATAATTATTAAACAATTTTTGAAGTTAATTTTTCTCCCCAAACTATCTGTAAGGTGACCATCATCCAACATCTGAAGTAATGTTGAGAATATGTCTTTATTCGCTTTCTCAATCTCATCAAATAAAATAACCGAATATGGTTTATTTTTAACTTGTTCTGTTAATTGTCCACCTTCTTCGTGTCCCACATATCCTGGAGGTGATCCAATCAATCTTGAGATGGTATGTTTTTCTTGGTATTCTGACATATCCACTCTAATCATATTATCTTCACTACCAAAAATTTCTTTTGCTAATTTCTTTGCCAAAAATGTTTTACCGACACCTGTTGAACCCAAGAAGATAAATGAACCAATTGGTTTATTCGGATCCTTAATTCCAACTCTATTTCTTCTAATTGCCTTTGAGATTTTTCCCACCGCTTCGGATTGTCCAATAACCAATTCATTTAATGTTTGATCTAACCCAACTAAAGATTTTGTTTCATCAATTGTAATTTTGTTAACAGGAATTTTTGTCATATTTGAAACTACTTCATAAACTAATTCGGGACTAATTTCTTTCTTTTTGATTTTTAATTCCTCATCAAATTTTTTCTTTTCATCTTCTAATTTACCCAAAATTTTTCGTTCCTTATCCCTCAATTCCGCAGCCATTTCAAACTTTTGACTTTTGATAACTTGAAGTTTTTCTTCTTTAATATCGGAAGCTTGTTGTTTTAATTTTTCAATTACTTCGGGTAATTTAATATCAACTTGTGATCTGGCACCAACCTCATCAAGAATATCAAACGCCTTATCGGGAAATTCTCTATCCGTGATATATCTATCCGCCAACTCAACACATAAATCTAAAATTTCATCACTGTATAATACTTTGTGGTGATCCTCATATTTTGATTTACTATTTTTCAAAATAATCAAGGTTTCCTTTTTTGTTGATGCGTCAACAATAATCTTTTGGAATCTTCTTTCTAATGCTCCGTCTTTCTCAAAGTTTTTACGGTATTCATCTAATGTGGTTGCTCCAACACATTGTATTTCCCCTCTTGCCAATGCTGGTTTAAAAATGTTTGATGCATCTAATGAACCCGAAGAACTTCCCGCACCAACTATAGTGTGAATCTCATCAATGAATATAATGATGTTTGGGTTATTTTGGAGTTCCTCAATAATAACCTTCATTCTTTCTTCAAATTGTCCACGGTATTTTGTTCCGGCAACAATTGAGTTCATATCTAAAGATACGATTCTTTTATCGGATAAGTTTTTAGGGCAATCACCCTCAAATATTTTCATTGCTAAACCCTCAACAATTGCGGTTTTACCACAACCAGGTTCACCTACTATAATTGGGTTATTTTTCTTTCTTCTTGATAGGACTTGTGCAATACGCATAATTTCCTTTTCCCTACCGACTACAGGATCTAACTTACCTTCACTTGCAAGTTTATTCAAATCCTTACTAAAGTTGTCTAACACAGGAGTTCCTTTATCTGACGACTTTTTGTTTTTGTCATCACTATCCATATTTTCTATCATATTCTTAACTTTTTAAAAATGTAATTTAAAAAAAAGAAAAAGTATATTATTTTGACATTATGTCATTCACTTTTTTTATTAACTGACATTTTGTCAGTTTTAATACTTTGGCGTGGATTGTTATAATAAAATATCCTTTTGGCGGATCTTTTTTTTATAATGGTATATTTATATAAAAACTAAAAACTATGAGTAAATCATTATTTACAATTGATTCTTTTGAAAAAGAAAGAATTTTGGAAATGCATCAAACCGCATTGAAAAACAATTACTTGAACGAACAAGCAACACCAGTACCAACTACGGTAACACCGACAAAAATGAATCCACTAACTACGGATAAAATTATATTAAGCGATGAATCAGATATTACTTTAGAATCTTCTTGGAATCAAAAAGGGACAGAATCAAAAACTGATTTTACCGTATATCCTAGTTACTCTAATGATACCACCACAGGTAAACCTTCAACAAATAGAATTTCAATATCTTTTAAAAATAATCAAATTGGTGGACTTAATATTGGATTAGTTTACGATTGCATAACAAAAGAAGTGACTCCTAGACAAATACAATTACCCCAAGATGTTAATTTAATGGCGAATGTGAGATTAAAATTAATGTCGGGAGGTATTGTTACGCAAAGAACCAACACCGGAACACCTGGTGTAGTTCAAAATACTATTACTACGAAGATAAAAAATCCTGGGTTTACAACAACTCAAGGACCTGTATCGGAAATAATTGCCAAATATTGTAAAACAAAATAAAAAAAAGGACTCAATGAGTCCTTTTTTTTAATCTATTGATTTATATCCGTTGGATAATCCGTCCGTTTTACTAATAAAGTAAAAGGTAAATTTAGGGTGTTTCTTATCTTTTTCGTTTTGATTAATTACGATGTGACTATTGACAGGTTCTCCGGTTAATAATTCCACATCATTGAATGTGATAAAAATTAAACCTTTTTTTACCTGATAATCAATTACAGTTTCTGTCTCAATAAGTTTATCATTATAAAATAACATAATTTTTTTAGTATCTAAATGAATCACATATTTATTAGTTCCTCCGGATCTAAATTCTTTTACTAACATATTTTCTTCTTTAATGACATCTTCATAAGAAGAATATGTCCCACTGTTAAATCCAAGATGATTTTTAAATTCTACCTCAATAGTTTGGGAATAAGAAACAAATGAGAACATAACCATAAACAAAGCAACCAACAAATTTTTCATAATTTTAATTTTTATATTATTTATACGAAGATAGACAAATTATTCAGTTATCCAAAATAATTATTACATTTTTTTAAAAAAAGTTATGGCAATTACAAAAGAAGAAATATCAGGAACATCAATCATAAACGAAATTCAATCAAGTAATATTAAGAAAACCGTTTATGATACTATCACTAAAAAATTATTAGTTGAATTTAATAACGGGACACAATATGAATATGACGATGTTCCCCACCAAACATACACACAGTTTAGAATGACGGATTCTCAAGGGAAATTCTTCAGCACCAAAATTGCAAAAGCATTCAAATACAAGAAACTGTAAATAAATCAAATAATCATTGTATTTATTATTGATGGATAAATACAATGATATACTTTCAAGTTTTAAAGTTCAAAAAGAACTAAACCCTAAAATTTGGGATGGTAAAGATGACAAATCTGTAATGAAACCTGAAATTAGAGAAAGGTTACTTGAGATTGCATATGAGTTTATTGATTCTTTAGGTGTTGATATTGTCGTTACAGATATTATAATGACAGGTTCACTTTCTAACTATAATTGGTCCAAATACTCTGATGTTGATTTACACATTGTCGCAAACTTAAACCAATTCCAACCTAATCAAATTGATTTATACAAAGAATTTTTTAACCTTAAAAAAATCATATTTAACGATAATCACGATATAACAATATACGGATACGATGTTGAACTTTATCTTCAAGATGAAGAAGAAACTCATTTCAGTAGTGGCGTGTATTCCGTATTATTTGACGAATGGGCAAATAATCCTAAAAAAGAATCTGTTAGTATTGATAAAGAACAAATCAAGAATAAAGCAAATCAATGGATGGATATTATTGATGGAGTAATTGATAATATGAAAGATGAAGACATTGATACCTCCAAAGAAATAATTAAAAAATATAAGGACAAATTAAAAAAATATAGAACCTGTGGATTGGAAAAAGATGGAGAATACTCTAATGAAAATTTGGTATTTAAAATGTTAAGAAGAAACGGATATATTGAAAAATTATACAATTTTGGTAATGAATTTTTAGATAAAAAATTATCAATCAATTAAAAAAAAATACCATATTTAATCGTTGTGTTAATAAACGATGATTATGATATATTTATATAATAAAAAATAATTTTATAAAAAAAACACAAAATGGGAAGTTTAAGACCGATAGGTAGTGAAAAACTACAAGGAATGGATAAAATCAAGAGAATTATTGAAATTTCTCGTTACAATGAACATATTCCAAACCCTGTGAATGAAATTGAATCAAAAGAATATTCTCGTTCTCTTGCCGATGGTAATAGATATGAAATAGTTAAAGAAAGATTGGGTTATATCATTAAAAATCAAATTTCTGAAGGTGTTTCAGAATATATTGATCAGATGAAACATAGAAAATATTACCCATCTTATTCTCAAGCATTAAAAAGATTAAATTTAATGGCTAAAGAATTAAATGTTCTTCACGAAAATAAAAGTGAGGTTTCATTGTTTGGTGAAGAGAAAAAATATTACCTTAAAAGAGATATGACGGAAAAGTTAGATATGGATCCGAATAGTATGGATGAACTTGATGAACAAGCACCTGTTCCGGCACCTGCACCTGTCCCATCACCAGCTCCAGCTCCCGCACCTGCTCCGGCTCCCGCACCTGAAGAATCTCCTGTAGAACCTGAAGGGGAATTCTCAACACCTGAAGAAGGTATGGAAGATGATGAGATGGATAATGAAGAAGAAGTAACATTTAAATCAATTCAAAAATTAACAGGAAAATTGGCACAAAAGATTCGTGACTTTGATTCAAAAGGTGAGGATGAAGACGAATCTATGGATAGCAATGATGTTAAATATGTTATCAATTCAATTTTATCATCGTTAGATTTATCAGTATTAGATGATGACGATGTTGACGAAATTCTTTCTCGTTTTGAGGATGAAGAAGAAGGAATGCCGTCAGAAGATGGTATGGACATTGAAGAACCTATGGAACCGTCACCTGAAGGGGAAGAAGGGGGAGAGTTACCTCCACCTGCTGAAGGAGAAATGGCTGAAATGGAAAACTTGGGAAATAGGTTTATGGACAAACTTAAAGGTGCCTATACCTCATCTATGAGTGACAAAATGTTTAAAGAAGATGATATGGAAGATTTTGATATGGAAGATGATAAATTTTCTATGAGAAGTAACTTCTTTGATGGTGAGGACGAAGAAAATGAATTTAGTTTTGAAGATGAGGAGGAAGAAGACGAAGATGATCATACTATGAGAGGTGCGAGAAAACACAGAAGAATGTATGGTGATGAAGGTCATTTATCTCACGGAACATTTGGTGAATCTAAAGTAGACAAAATCATTAAAAAATATTTTGAAATTGACGATAAAGAAAAACAATTAAACGAAGAAAAAAGAAGACAGGAATTGAGAAATCACATTTCTGAAACTAGATCTGAAATTAAAAGATTATCTGAAACAATTAGTCAAGAAAGAATGTCAGTTAAATTTTTGAGTGAAAATAAAAAGGCAAGATTAATTGGAATTACAAATAAGAAAAATTTGGTATTCAAATTAAACGAAAACCAAGTTAAAATTTCACCAAAAGGAAATATTCTATGAATAAATTAATATACATCAATGGTTTAGGTCCAAATTATAAAGGCGATAATATATATGAATTTATATTTTCAGATACTTTAGAAGTTTGGGGTGAGAATTGGGATTCAAAACCGGCAAATGGTTACCCACTTCCTCCTGACATTGAATATGTTAAAAAAGTTGGTGTATTAAGAAACGGAGAAATAACATTGGAATTAATACAAGATTCCGATGTTTTTTCACTTATAGACGCGACTGATGATGTTATTGCATTAGGTTGGGAGAAAGAAACTGAAGAACTTGATTTCTCTATAACAAAAAGGTTAGTATTCAAATTTGGACAAACCGAAGAAGAAGTAAAAAATAAATTATATGAACGAGATATCGTTCTTGAGTTTGAAAAAAAAGTAGTATATGAAAACTAAAAACCCTATAACCGTATTGTTGGAGAATGGAATTCATTTTTCCACTTTAACAAATATGTCAGAAAACCAAATTAAAATTTTGGCAGAAAGATTTAAAAAAGAAGAATCTAAAGAGCAATCGTCGGTACCGGCTAACACAACACCGATAACGACAACAACAACCGAATATTTGGTTAAACCAAATTCTAAAACAATGGTTAATGGTTCCGAGATTGATACAACAGGTGGTAAAACGGTAGTAAGACCTTTAAAAGAAACCGAAATAACTGAAAAATTTGAATCTAAATCTCAACAAGGATTATTTTGGGCAAAATGTAATAACTCTAAAGGTAAAGAAAAAACAAAGTGGTGTAAAATGGCGAAAGAGTTTTCTGACGACACAACTAAAAAAGATTATAAAAAAATGCCGGAAAAGATACATCCTGAAAAAACTGTTGATTATAAAAAGAAATCTCAAAAAGAAAGTTACGAAAAATTCCTTGAGGATAGAATAGTTGAGATGGTTCACAATCACGTAAACCCTAGATTAACTAAAGGTGAGATTAAAAAAACAATCCAAGAAAAATCTGAAGGTATGATGTTGAGGAACCCGAAAAGAAATACTATGTTTTCTAAAAATGAAGGTATGGAAATGAAAAAAATGGGTAAACCAATTGGTAGAATGTTTTCCGCAGGTAAAACACCTATGGAAGAAAATGATACTAAAGAAAAAGAAAGAACTAAAGAAAAAGAACCCGGAACAAAAAATCCACCAAAAAGAAGAGGTAACCCTTTTAAAAACCCAAATCCTGGTGTGAAAGAACAACCAAGAGGTAATAGTAAGGATGATGTTAAAATGACTTTTATGAATCAAATTAAACAAGCGTTAAAATAATAAAATGGCAGATAAGGACTTAGAAAGATTAATCAGGAAGATAATAAAAGAAGCACCTGTAGATTATGGTGATTATCCTGAAAGAATGGACCCAAAAACTCAAAGTAGAATTGAGGATCCTGAAAACATATATGCAAAAAACAGAGCATTTAAAGGTGGAGTTTCTGATGTAGAAAAAATTGCCGGAACAAGATTTAAAGAGGTTGTGGATTATGTTAAAAGATATTTTAACACTCAAGAAAATATCACTGATCCGCATGTAATGAGATCTATTATGATGGAACAAATGAGAGCGGTTCAACAATCAATGACTATTGAAACATCTCATAAAGATAAATTAAAAGATTTAGCGGTAGAAATTGCAGCAAAAGAAGAAGGATGGTTAGATTATTCATTAACTATGGATGATGCTATTGATAATGGAGATGTTAGTAAATCCCCAATTCAAGGTGCGGGAACAAGATACGGATTTGAATTTATCAATGTTGATGCGTTCTTAAACGAAAAAAAGATTAATCCAAGTCAGTTCCAAATGAAAGAAAAGGATTTACCTAAATTGGAACTTCCACCAAATTTCTCATTTGACATTGACGAATTAACTCCTGAAGAACAAAGACAACTTGAGATTGAAAAGAGACACGTCATCAACGCATTGATTCAAGGTAAGGGTAAAAGAGGGCAATTCTCATACCAAGCCTTTAAAGATAGATTAGACGAGATTGATCCAAGATTATATGTATTATATAACAAAATAATGTCGGCTAATGACTTAATGTATTTCACTCAAGAAGATTTAATTGAAGCGATGGGTGGAAACGCTGCAGGTTCATCTAGTGTTGAGAGTGACGATGAAGACGATGAAGAAGAAGGTGGTGAAGAAGGTGAAGGAATGGATGTTGTTGTTGCAAACGGTGTAATATTCCCAATTTTATTACACGAATTAGTTAAAGGTTTTGCTTCAGTCGCATCAAGAGAACAATGGAGAGATATGGATCCGTCAATGGCACAAGATGTTATGGGCAAAACTGATGTATTCTCAAATGAACCAATGCAATTTAGAGTTGGTGCGGAACTTGTAAGAAAGTTAAGAACATTATTACCTGATGAATTAATTTTAGACGAAAGAAGTAAGGTTTATATTCCTTTCTTTGAAAGAATCCTTTACGGTATCCCCGCAGAAAGATTCCTAAAAGAAATTATGTCCAATGTAATATCTGAAAAAGAGGAAGATAATAATAAAGTAAGAAGAACTTTTGAGGACATTCTTAAACGAGCAAAATCAGATTATCAAAAATATAAAGGTAATGATGAGGATGAAGATGAAGAAGATGACAATGATAACTTATCGCAATTAGGACTATAACATATTTAAATAATTAATAAAACCCCCTTTTATGTAAATAACTGGGGGTTTTGATATTTATAGTTAAACAGTTTTATGGGTTTTACTAAAGAACAAGTAATGCTGGAGTATGTCAAATGTATGAAAGACACTCCATACGCATTAAAAACATATCTACAAACTTACGATAATACGGTGTCACAATATGTTCCACTACAATTATTTCCCGATCAAGTATCTTTGTTAGAGGATTATGATAAATACAATGAGAATATTGCACTGAAATATCGTCAGGCGGGTG